CGTTGATATAGATCTACCACATCTAGAAAGAGAAACAATAGATGGGGTAAGATATTACAAAATACCTGACGAGGAGGAACTAATTAAATTAGTTTCGATTACATCTATTACCAGTCATTATAATAAACAAATTTTTATTGATTGGAGAAAGAGGGTAGGAACTGAGACAGCAGACAAAATCACTAAAGCAGCTACATCTCGTGGTACAGATATGCACACACTTACTGAGCATTATCTGAAGAATGATGAGAAACTACCTGAAGTACAACCTCTATCAGATTTTTTATTTAAAATATCAAAACCAGAATTAAATAAAATTGATAATATTTACGCTCTGGAAGGTGCCCTATATAGTAAACAACTAGGTATTGCTGGAACTGTTGACTGCATTGCAGATTATGATGGTGAGTTAGCAATAATCGACTTTAAGACATCTAAGAAACCCAAACCAAGAGATTGGATTGAACATTACTTTGTTCAAGCGATGGGATATGGATGCATGCTGTATGAACTAAAGAACATATCAGTAAAAAAACTTGTAATCATTATGGCTTGTGAAAATGGAGAATGTGTCGTCTACGAAGAATACAACAAAGCAAAGTACATCAAACTGCTCGGAGAGTACATTAGAAAATTTGTTGCAGATAAACTGGAGCTCTATGGAACCAATCAATGAATTAGAGAAAGCAATTGAGAGCAAGTTTCTGACTCCTCAAAAATTTGCTATGGAAATTGAAAAGATTGTTGCCGAGGAGGAATTTAATTATATAGATGCAATTGTTCACTATTGCGAAATTAACAATCTTGAGATAGAATCAGTAACGAAACTCATATCAAAATCTTTGAAAGAAAGATTAAAGTGGGATGCAACTCGTCTCAATTATATGAAAAAAACATCTAGAGCAAAATTACCTTTATAATGATTAAATCACTTGGTTTACTGATTTTAAGATTATCAATAGGAACTATGCTGATTCATCATGGTTATGAAAAGACAGCAGATATAGAAAATTTCGCTGATGCTTTTGTAAGACCTATTGGAATACCTTTTCCAATCATAGCATCTTACATAGCAGCATACTCTGAGATCTATGGTAGTTGGTTAGTGATAGCAGGATTGTTTACAAGATTTGCAGCACTATCAATTGTAGGCACAATAGGAGTAGCAATATACCATGCTATTGTGACAGCAGGATTCAATATATACCTACTAGAACTTTTGATACTATACATGGGAGGAGCATTGTGTATCCTTCTACTAGGTGGAGGAGACTTCGCTATTGACAGGTTGCTGAAGAAATTTGGTATCAAATTTAAGAAACCCCACATACCCTTTACGTAAAGTGATCGCTTCATCTGGACATATATTTCACATGGTTATTACCATACTCAGTGGCACTATTGTAACAACAAGCTTGTGCTTAGTGATGATGTATGCTATGATGGACGATAAATAATCCTACCCCTATGACAATTCGTATGAGAGATGACATTCTTGCTAATCAAATCACATACTACAACGGTTTAATAGCAAAGCATACACAGAATGTTGAGATCTACCTTAATAATCCTGTTGGTATAGGAGAACATCCAGATGTTATGGCAGCAATAGAAGCAGAGGTAACGTCTATAGCACAGGCACACGAAAAGATAGAGGTAATAAATCACTATTTCTTGAACAGGTAATATGGCATTAGCAGCAGACTTAAAGGAAGGAACCAAGAAGTCTCACTCTGCAGCAGAGAACACTAAGTTCGTTGCAGGATTCCTTCGTGGTGTCGTAGATGAAGAGTCTTATAGAAAACTTATACAAGACTTTTATTTTATCTACTCAGCATTAGAAGAGGAGATGGAGAGATTAGAAGACGATAATTTTTTAAGTCCTATCAACTTCTCAGAGTTGGATAGGGTAAAGTCATTGAAGAAAGACTTACGATACTATTACGGTCCTAACTGGAACCAAACTATTAAACCATCTCAAGCATGTGTACAATATGTTGAGAGGATACATGAGGTAGCAGATAGTAATGAACCATACTTATTAGTAGGACATCATTACACTAGGTATCTTGGTGACCTATCTGGTGGTCAGATACTAAAGACAATAGCAGAGAAGGCATTAGATTTACCACAGGGTGAAGGTCTAAACTTCTATGAGTTTGACATCGCTGACAAAAAGGCATTCAAAATTAAATATAGAGAAGCACTTGATACTCTTACTACAGATGAGAGTATTATCAATGCTATAATAACGGAAGCAAACTATGCATTCCGTCTTAACATGTATGTTTTTGACGAGATCAAATCAACGGATCCTTATCCTGCGATGACAGCGATCAAAGGGTTCTGGAAATTTCTACTAGGAACTATCAACAAATGAAAAACTTTCACATCTACTTAAACGATAAGTGTTTGTTTAAAAATCTAAACCAAGAGGAGTTTGATGTGATCTGGGGAAGGATATATCATTCATACTTTAAAGAAGAGTTGACATACGTAGAATGCATAGATGATGCATGCATACAGGGTAAAATAGAAGAGCATTCTTATTGAGTAGAATTACTTATTGACAAAATTGTAAAGAAATCGTAATATAAATAACGTTAGGTGTTGTTTTCCACACCTACCTACAGCGGACTCGAAAGTATCGCCATCCATTGTACAACTGCTCTCAAACCAAGACCTATAGGCAGTATAATACTTCGTCTTTCATATCCAGTAGTGAGGGATTACTGGAAATAAGTTTCGCTCTACCCTAGAGCCCTACTTAAACGTCTTACTAATGACAACTCTTTCAACTCAATCCCGCAGATCAGGCGGTCTCCTAGCAGGGTGGCCAGAATTCTGTGAGTGGGTAACATCAACAAACAACAGAATCTATGTTGGTTGGTTTGGTGTACTCATGATTCCATGCTTACTCACAGCAGCAGCATGTTTCATTGTTGCATTCATTGCAGCACCTCCTGTCGATATCGACGGAATCAGAGAACCAGTAGCAGGTTCTTTCATGTATGGTAACAACATCATCTCAGGTGCAGTTGTTCCATCTTCAAACGCTATAGGTCTACACTTCTACCCTATATGGGAAGCAGCAACCGTTGATGAATGGTTGTACAATGGTGGTCCTTATCAATTAATTATTTTCCACTTCCTTATTGGAATCTCTGCTTACATGGGCAGACAGTGGGAACTATCATATAGATTAGGAATGAGACCTTGGATCTGTGTTGCTTATTCAGCACCAGGATCTGCAGCATTTGCTGTATTCTTAGTATACCCATTTGGTCAGGGATCTTTCTCTGATGGTATGCCTTTAGGTATCTCAGGTACGTTCAACTTTATGTTCGTGTTCCAAGCAGAACACAACATATTAATGCACCCATTCCATATGGCTGGTGTTGCAGGTATGTTCGGTGGTAGTCTCTTCAGTGCAATGCACGGTTCACTTGTTACATCTTCTCTAATCAGAGAGACAACAGAGAACGAGAGTCAAAACTATGGCTATAAGTTTGGACAAGAAGAAGAAACATACAACATAGTAGCTGCTCATGGTTACTTTGGTAGACTTATCTTCCAGTATGCTTCCTTCAACAACTCAAGAAGTTTACACTTCTTCCTAGCAGTTTTCCCTGTAGTATGTGTATGGTTAACCTCAATGGGTATCTGTACAATGGCATTCAACCTTAATGGATTCAACTTCAACCAGTCTGTAGTAGACGCTAATGGTAAGATTGTTCCAACATGGGGAGATGTTCTTAACAGAGCAAACTTAGGAATGGAAGTTATGCATGAGAGAAATGCACACAACTTCCCACTAGACCTAGCATCTGCTGAGTCTACTCAGGTTGCTTTAACAGCACCTACAATCGGTTAATTTTTTAACCTAAAAAAACACAAGGGGTCGCATGACCCCTTTTTCATAGGAGAAAATAATGGTAGCATCTACCTTACAGGCACCCACAAGGGGCTGGTTCGATGTACTTGATGATTGGTTAAAGAGAGACCGTTTCGTATTCATCGGATGGTCTGGACTACTTCTTTTACCTTGTGCATATCTTTCAATCGGAGGTTGGTTCGTTGGAACTACTTTCGTGACATCATGGTACACACATGGTATCGCATCTTCATATCTTGAAGGAGCAAACTTCTTGACCGCAGCAGTGTCTACACCAGGCGATGCAATGGGTCATAGTCTTATGTTCTTATGGGGACCTGAAGCACAGGGTTCATTTGTTCGTTGGGTACAACTCGGAGGACTCTGGAACTTTGTTGCACTTCACGGTGTATTCGGTCTCATAGGATTCATGCTCAGACAGTTTGAAATTGCTGGACTTGTAGGTATCAGACCCTACAACGCTCTTGCTTTCTCAGCAGTAATAGCCGTCTTCACAAGTATATTCTTGGTCTATCCACTAGGTCAACACAGTTGGTTCTTCGCACCATCATTCGGTGTCGCAGCAATCTTTCGTTATATTCTTTTCATACAAGGATTCCATAATATAACACTCAATCCATTTCACATGATGGGTGTTGCAGGTATATTAGGTGGAGCATTACTTTGTGCTATTCATGGTGCAACAGTACAAAACACATTGTATGAAGATACTTCTACTTACAGTAACAATCAATCAATGAGTTCTACATTCAGAGCATTTGATCCTACACAGGAAGAAGAAACTTACAGTATGATTACAGCAAACAGATTCTGGTCACAGATATTTGGTATTGCTTTCTCTAACAAAAGATTCTTACACTTCCTTATGTTGTTCGTACCTGTGATGGGTATGTGGACATCATCTATAGGTATCGTAGGTTTAGCACTTAACCTCAGAGCATACGATTTTGTATCTCAAGAGATAAGAGCAGCAGAAGACCCAGAGTTCGAGACTTTCTATACAAAGAACATTCTTCTTAATGAGGGTATGAGAGCATGGATGTCGTCTGTAGACCAACCACATGAGAACTTCGTCTTCCCAGAGGAAGTATTGCCTCGTGGTAATGCACTCTAAATCAAAATCAGTATTT